CAATACGAGAAAATAATATAAGAATTTTCAAGCGAGGGAATAGAACTCATGTTGGTGAAAATAATCCATGCGCAAAGATTACAAATAAGCAAGCTAATGAAATTAGGTCTCGATACATAAAGAAGTACAAACAAGTCCCGCACTCATGGAGGTCCAATAAAAAAGAATTAGATGAAGAATATGGGCTTTCGGTCAAAACAATTAAAAACATTGTTGGATTCCGGGAATTTAATTCATAGGTAGGGAGGTGATATCCATGTGGGTCAGCGCACGGACACTCGCCAAAGAGTGCAATGTATCGGAGAGAACCATAAGGACTCATGTGATGCAGATGGAGCAGGACGGTTATATGGTCCGGAGCAAGATTGGCAGGCCAATGCGGATCAACAGAGAAAGCTTTTTGAGGAGGATGTTTCCAGGATGGAAAGAGGGGGAAGAGATATGCGAAAAATCAGAATAGAGAGTATCTGCCTTATTGGAGTGCTAATTTGTGCGCTCATGATCCTCGGCTCCGCAGGTGCCTACGAATGCGAGACAATCACATTTTTTGAGTTTGTATGGCAGCTCCTGACGTTCCTGCTTGGAGGCTTGGGCTTGTGCATGGTGATTTGGTGCGAGGAGACAAAGGCAGCACGAAAGGCAAAGGTGATCCACCGGACATGGTGGACTTGGTAGAGAAAGGAAAATGGATATGAAAATTTCTTTGAACGAAAAGAGCAGTTTTGAGATTTTGAGCACGGTTGCAAACGGGAAGACGGTTATCTGCATTGCTCCGGACAGCAGTTATGTTTCCATTGGTGACTATGTTGAGTTTGCAGCAGATGGAGAAAAGACACTTGCAAAGGTTTTCATGACGGATAGGTATGGAGACCTTGAACGGCTGAAAAAGGTTGCAGATATCCTTGGAATTAAGCCCGAGAGCATCCCGGTAATCACAAGCTTTTATGATTGCCGCAAGGTCAAGTGGGAAGAGGAGGAGTAAGTATGAATATCTTCAATTTAAGTGACGATTATATGCAGATCCTCGGCATGATGGAAGACCCGGATCTTGATAAGCAGATGCTTAAGGACACCATGGAAGGGATTGAGGGGGCGCTGGAAGACAAATTTGACAACTATGTATTTGTTGCCAAGGAGATGCAGGCAGATATCAAGACTCTGGAAGAAACGATTAAGGAGTTGCAGGCCCGTAAGGATTCCAAGGAAGCAAACCTCAAAAAGATGAAGGAAATCATGACTCTTGTGATGAATACCACCGGCAAGGTCAAATTTAAGACCTCGCTGCATTCCTATTGGGTGCAGAAGAATCCGGAGAGTGTGGTTATTGATACGGAAGATGTCAAGGCAATTCCAGAGGACTATCTGACCTTTAAGGAGCCGGAGCCGAACAAAACGGCAATCAAGGCAGCAATCAAGGACGGAATGGACTTCCAGGGATTGGCACATATTGAACAAACAGAAGGAGTGAGATGGAGGTAAAAGCTTATGTCTATGTGTATCGGTCTAATGGGCGAGTCCGGCAGCGGAAAAACTACCGCAATGAGGACTCTCGACCCGAAAACAACATTTTATATTGATTGTGATGGTAAGGGCCTCTCTTGGAAGGGATGGAAAGAGCAGTACAATGCCAAGAACATGAACTACTGGAAAACGGATATTACGCAATCCGTTCAGAGTATGCTCGACAAGATTAGCACGGACGAGAAATTCAAACACATCAAGGTGGTGGTGATCGATACCCTTAACGGTCTCATGGTTGCGGATGAAGTGCGCAGGATGAAGGAAAAGAACTTTGATAAGTGGATGGACCTTGCGCAGTGCATCTGGGGGCTTCTGGATCAAGCGCACAAGCTCCGGGATGATCTGACCGTGATACTCGTGTGCCACTCTCAAACACAGAAAGAGGATGACGGTTACACGTTCACCCGGATCAAGACCAGCGGGAAGAAGCTGGATAAGCTCTGTATTGAGAGCAAGCTGACAACCGTGCTCCATGCGGAGGCGAAGGATGGAGAATACATCTTCCGGACAAGGGCACGGAACTCCACTTGCAAGACTCCAATGGGAGCATTTGACACGGAAGAGATACCGAATGACATGAGCCTTGTGCTTAAGGCTCTGGAAGAATATTAAGAGGAGGACAAACAAAATGAAGGTACCGAGCTACAACAGAGAGAACAGAAGAACAGATAGCAGTTATGAGGCTCTCCCAAAGGGGAACTATGTGTGTAAAATCATGAAGGCCGAGGAGCACACTTCCAAGGAGGGCAAAATCTCCATCAAACTCTCATTTGATATTGCGGAGGGTGAGTATAAGGACTTTTATGCCAAGAAGTACCAAGAGGACACCCGGGAGGATAAGAAGTGGAGCCGGGATGCGGAATATTACATCTCCATTCCAACGGATACATCCTCCGACTTTATCAAGACAAAATATGACACGTTCTTTGCAAACCTCGAAGACTCCAACAATGGGTATGTATTCCAGGGCAATCTGGACGAGCTTAAGGGAAAGATTTTCGGTGCAATCATGTTTATTGAGCAGAATGAGTACAATGGACGGATTTATGATCATACAAAGATTTTCGACTCCCACATTGCTCAGGATGTCCGGGATGGAAAGATCCGTTTTGTTCCAAAGGACAAGATGGTTGGTGGCAGCCCTTCTGATGATTTTGTTGCAGTGGCTCCCGGATCACCCGAAGACCTCCCCTTCTGATGGATCTGTTTGACATAAACAACACCCTGAAATCGTTCAGCATCATTGTGGACACGAGGGAGCAGGAGACGAACCGAGCCAAGAGGCGGTATGAGAGCATGGGAGTGGAATATTGCCGGGGAGTGTTGGATTTTGGAGATTATACCTACAATCTGACACTCCCGGCGGGACCGCTGCATGACATTTCCAACCGGATCAAGCCCAAGTGCGTAATTGAGCGGAAGCAGAACCTAGACGAGCTTGCAATGTGTTTCACCCGCTCAAGAGCCCGCTTCCAGAGGGAATTTGAAAGGGCACGAGATTCCGGGGCAAGGGTCTACCTTCTGACGGAAAATGCAAGCCTTGATATGATCCTACTCGGGCACTACCGCTCCATGTTCAAACCTCAATCTTTCATTGCTTCTCTCCTTGCATGGTCCATCCGATACAACATGATCCCGGTCTTCTGTGATATGGAGCAATCCGGGAGGCTAATCAGGGAGATTTTGTACCGGGATGCGAAGGAACGGTTGGAAGGAGGGGAACTTTGGGCATGGCAAGATGGATAAAACTATATGCAGGAATTAAGGATAGTGCCGTATGGAGTGATCCTGTCAGACTTAAGGCATGGATAGATATACTCCTATCAGCGAATTATAGAGACAAAGAGTGGTTTCAGAATGGACAGACCGTAAAGGTTAGCCGTGGTCAGTATGTGACAAGCATCCGCAAGCTGTCATCCGCATGGAAATGCTCACGAGATACCGTGCGCAGAATACTAAAACAATTCGATGATTTAGACATGATCCGCCACGAAGTCCGACCGGGTAAATATACCCTCATAACCGTTGTAAAATATGAGGTTTTTCAAGATGGCAAGGTAGGAGAGTCGTACACTGATAAGTACACTGATAAGTACACTGACAAGTACACTGATAAGTACACTGACAAGTACACTGACACTACCCAACATAAGAATATATATAGAAATACTATAAGTGATACAGAAAGTATAGAATGCTCGCCGTCACCCTCTCCCGAGGGCTCGGCGGTCATAAAAAAGATTGATGCAGGTGGGCCGATGCCTGAGGGTTGGAACCAAAAGCTTGAGGATTCGTTTGCCGAGAATTATGAGGCTAACTACAAGATAGATAAAGAAGAGAATACCCGGCAGGCATGGTATGACTTCTTTGGAGGGTGGGATGAGTACAAATGAGAGGACCGTATATATTCAAGCCGGAGGATGCCGAGCGATTTGCTCAAAGCACCGGCATAAGGCACCGGACAATTGGAAATGAGATATTTTTTGATGAATGCCCTTATTGCCACCAGACGAAGGACAAACGGACATTTAGCATCAACCTCACTTCTGGAAAGTTTCACTGCTTCCGGGCCTCGTGCAATGTGAGCGGCAATATGCTGACCCTTGCCAAAGATTTTGACTTTTCCCTTGGACAGAATGCGGATGAATACTACAGGCCAACGAGACATTACAGGGTTTGGAAGAAGCCGGAGAAGATCGAGCCGAAGGAGTTAGCTCTTGCCTACTTGGAAAGCAGAGGAATATCTGCCGCCACTGCCAAGAGGTACATGGTGACGGATAAGGAGGGGAAGAAGGGTAAGGTCATTGTGTTTCCGTTCCTGGACGAGCATGGAGACATCCAAATGATCAAATATCGAAACCCGGAGCCAAAGGAAGGGGAGCCCAAAGAATGGAGTGAGCCAAACTGTAAGCCCATCCTGTTTGGAATGTTCCAGTGTGATCCGGATGAAAAAGTATTGATCATCACAGAGGGGCAGATGGATAGCCTATCCGTTGCGGAGGCGGGTTACACCAATGCCGTGTCTGTGCCTACCGGTGCCGGAGGGTTTACATGGGTTCCGTACTGCTGGAATTGGATTGAGCAATTTGAGCGCATCATTGTCTTTGGAGATCATGAGAAAGGGCACATCACGTTATATGCGGAGATGCTGCAACGCTGGAAGAGTAAGGTTTGGTGCGTGCGACCAGAGGACTATCTGGAGTGTAAGGATGCAAATGACATATTGCGGCTTTACGGTAAGGAGCAGATAAGGAAGTGCATACAAAATGCAGCGCAACCGCCAATCTCCAATGTCATACCGCTCTCAGAGGTGGAAGATGTGGATTTGAGCAGTATTGAAAAGCTCGGCACCGGGATCACAAAGCTTGACGAAACCCTTTCCGGCGGTCTCCCATTCGGTCAGCTTGTCTTGATCACTGGAAAATCCGGAGATGGTAAGTCTACCCTTGGAAACCAGCTCATAGTTAACGCAATTGATTATGGGTACAGGGTGTTTGTCTATTCTGGAGAACTACCAAACTTTATGTTGCGCTCTTGGATCATGCTCCAGGCAGCGGGACCGGATAACATTGAGGCGGCGAAGAAGTATGGGAACAAAGCGCAGTACAAGGTTAAGCCGGAGGCCGGAGAGCTGATCCGGCAATGGTTGGAAGATATTGCATGGATTTATGACAACAATGGCATCCGTGACGAGAACGAGGAGCAGGCGGTGCTTGCAGATCTATTGGAGACAGTGATAGCCCGGTGCGGTGTCAGGGTGATCCTGTTGGACAATCTAATGACCGCTCTGGACATGGAGCCCGGCTCTGCATCCGATAAGTATGACAGGCAATCGGATTTTGTGAAGAAGCTCACACGGATTGCGGTAAGTCATCATGTGCTCATCATTTTGGTGGCACACAAGAGGAAGATGGGTAGTGGAGAGGTCAATGACACGGTGAGCGGGTCCGCTGATATTGTCAACCTTGCTTCCGTTGTTTTGAGCTACGAACGAGGGGACAAAAAGAACAAAGAGGATGAGTCCGATGATGTGCGGTATTTACGAGTGACGAAGAACCGTCTCACCGGAGAACTGCACAAGGGCATCAAGCTTGGGTTTGATTTTGGGTCAAAGCGGATTTATGAGTATGCGGGTTTACCAACATGGCAGTATTCATGGGAAGCCGGGATGAAGAATGAGGAGGAGGTGCTACCTTGGGAGAGCTGAGACCATTTGAGAAGGATTCCATGGAATGGTGCTTTTTCCGGGATTTTTACAACCTTTGCCGGAAGAATTGGCACAAGGATGGAAGAGAGTTGGTTGATGTCTGTTGCGGGATTACAGGGTTGAGCAATGCCTATGTTGAGCAGTACGGCTATCCCGCTGCCGGATGGACCGTAATATTTACAAATGCCCTGATTGATAAGCTTGTGGCAGAGTGGATAAAAGGAGGTTGAGTATGTGGATGTTTTTGGTTGGGGTTATCGTTGGAGCAATTATCGGATATATGATGTGTGCCATGTGCACGGTCTCCAAGAGATGGAGTGATGAAGAGGAGAAGCATGATGAATCGGACACAATGCAGTGAGTGCAAGTGGCGGTCTTGGTCCCGGAATGTCCGTGCCTGTAGTTGTAATTGGGCGGGAGTCCATTATCCGGAAACGTGCAAATGCAGGGTTGACGGAAAGGTGATTGACCGCCGGGGGACAGATCCTGAGAACTGCCTGCTCTTTGAGAATGGCAATCAGATCCGGCGAATGATCGCACGGAAAGGAGGCTCGGTCAGATATGTCGAAGTACAGAGCACCGGACGGATGCCGGACACTTTGGATGATGGTAAGCAGTGATAAATATGAATTACCGCTTATTGTGTGTGACAGTGCAGCGGAGTTGTCCAGGATCGTTGGAGTGACGGAGAACACGATATATTCGCAAGCCTCAAGGGTTAAGGCCGGGAAACAGAAGTTTTGCCACTTTGTAAAGGTGAGAGTGAATATTGATGAATGATCGGAGGTGCGTGATAGAAATAACGATGGATGAGTTGATTGTAAGGTTCCGGAGGTTGCAGGAGGGTCACAGGGTTGATAGTGGATACAACAGAGGTGTGAGTGATTGCATCCGGGTGCTTCTGGAACTCGGTGAGGATTGCGGATGTAATGATGGATGTGGGTGTGATGGATAGGCAGGAGGTCTGGAATGGCTGTGCGGATCAGAAACAAGAAGGAACAGGACAAGATCCAGAACAAACTGATAAAGGAGTGGAACAGACAATGAGTGATAATAAAAATACAATTAGGGGGGGGTACAATCGGCGCGTAAAGTGTGAATTGTATAACGATTCTATGCAAGGCTGGAAGTGCTATCCCATACAGAAGGCACAGTTGATCATTGCGGATGTGCCGTATAATGTCGGAACAAATTTCTATGGCAGTAATCCGATGTGGTACAACGGCGGGGACAATAAGAACGGGGAAAGCAAATTTGCTGGAAAAGCTGCATTTTCGTCAGATTTCAATTTTAACCTGTTTGAGTATTTCCATTTTTGTTCCAGGCTAATGAAGAAGGATGACACAAAACCGATAGCCAGAGGGCGAAGCAGTGATAGTCCTTGCATGATCGTCTTCTGTTCTTTTGAGCAGACGCACACGCTGATCCAGGCTGCGAAAAAGCATGGTTTTGTGAATTATATTCCGCTTGTGTTCGTTAAAAATTACAGTCCGCAAGTTCTGAAGGCGAATATGCGGGTGGTAGGTGCTACGGAATATGCGCTGCTTTTCTATCGGGATAGGTTACCAAAGTTCCGGAATGGTCTTCAGGTTGACGAAAACGGAAAGAACATCCGCGGAACCGGTCACATGGTTTTTAATTGGTTCCCCTGGGAGAAGGACGGGAAGGATATTCCGAAGATTCATCCGGCACAGAAACCAGTGAAGGTTCTGAAGAAACTGATTGAAACATTCACAGATCCGGGGGATGTAGTAATTGATCCGTGCTTTGGATCGGGTAGTACCGGACGCGCGGCGATGGAGTTGGGGCGGAACTTTTACGGATTCGAGATAAATAAAGAATTTTACAGGAGAGCAAAAGAGGAAATGTGTGTTCTTCCGGAGGACACGCAGATGGAATTAAAGGAGTTTATATCATGAAGCAAAGGAAATATCCTGATCAGGGCATTGTGGACAGGCTGAATGAAGTCCTGACAGCACATGGATCTGATTCCGCCTGGGCGAAGAATCTGGAGGAGTTTTTGGAGAGATTGGAGGAGAGATAAATGAGAGAGCCGAGCGAATATGAAGTGACGATTGAACATCTGATTAAACTTGTCCATGCATATACTGACCCTATTCGAATCCACGTTGTTATGGATGGCTGGGGAAAGTTTGACGAAGTAAAGAATATGCACGATTTTAACCTTGTTGAGCGCCTTTTCAAAGGTTCAAGGCAAAATGACAATGAAATGAACAGGCTTATGAAATACTACAAGGATGTGCCTGTATGGAATTTAACTGTCTGGACGGATGGAACATATACTACAGACAAAGGCCGATCAATCTCAATGGGGATCAGTGCGAACTGTCACTACTCTGACATTCGTGAGGGATGGCTTGCGGAACATAACGATATTAGACGGGAAAAGCGCAGGGAGTACAGGAGGAAGAAGAAGGAGGCACAGTGAAACACTACGGAGACATAACCAAAATCCACGGCTATGAAGTGCCGATTGTGGATATAGTCACGGGCGGTAGCCCTTGCCAAGATTTGAGTGTTGCCGGGAAAAGGGCAGGATTGGCAGGTGAACGGTCAGGGCTGTTCATGGAACAGATTAGATTGATAAAGGAGATGCGAGAGCATGACAGAGCAAATAGAGGGGCGGATGTCGATATTCGACTACTTAAACCAAGATTCATGGTGTGGGAAAATGTTCCAGGAGCCTTCTCAAGTAACGGAGGAGCAGACTTCCAAGCCGTCCTTAAGGATTGAAGTTGACTCCGGTGCAGCAAAGGATTGGATAAAAACGCATAAAGACACCAAAGTTGAAGATACACCGCTTTGGGTGCTGATCGGTCTGGGATTGATGGTTTTGGAGGAGGACAAGGCATGAAATATCTGTTTACATACGAATACAAAGGCAAGAACAACGGCAGGGCAGAGAATGGAAGTGGCTCTTGTGAAATGACTGTTACGGGAACGGATAAGATAACTCCAAAGCTGATACAGATGGCGGTTGAGTATGTGAAAAATGACATGGAGAAAAGAGGGTTTCAGATAGAAATCATCGCTCCTATGGGTTGGTTTAAGTATGACGAGGAGGGCGAGTGATGACGGTTGCGGAACTGAAAAATGAGCTCGAATACTACGAGGACGATATGGAAGTGGTGTTCAACCTGGATGATTCGGACATTGAGGTTGACCGTTGGTCTGAGGATAAGTGGGGAAATAAAAGCGTTGACATTGATGCAAAGCTCAAGCCTACATTCATCAGCGTGTGCCGTGGGGATATGCGTATTGAGTTGGGGGTGATTAAGGAATGAAAGAGTGCTATGAATGCGGCTTTTGGGAAAGCGAGAGAGAGGGATGCACTTGCCCTCATTCGGATAAGTGGTACGCTTGTCCGATTGAGAACAAAAAGCCGGAGAATGTAAAGGCTCTGGAAGACTATTCAGAATGGTTGAGCAGGGGGGTGGGAGTATGACGAATGAAAAAGCAATAGAGGTTATCCGGGGGAATTGCTATTTATTCAATCCTCTTAATTTAGATCGCACAACGCTTGTTAATACGGCACTCGATACGGCAATCAAAGCTCTTGAGGGTGCAGACATTGAGGGGTATTCTTCCAGGCTCTGGAAAGCAGCTTACGAACGTGGCAAAGCAGAGCAGACAAGCGTACTTGGCAAGATAAGAGCCGAGATTGTGCATTTGCATGATTGGGCATTTAGCCGTGAGGAAATATTAAGGATTATCGACAAGTACATGGCAGAAAGCGAGGATAAGACATGACACTTGATGAAGCTATCAAACACGCAGAAGAAGTATCTGGAGAACAACTTATGCGGGCTGGTAAGTGTACTGGTGATGATTCTCTTTGCGATAAATAT